GACGCCACAACGTCACCTCTATGTTCGAGGGTCTGCTTGACCCACCGACCCACAGGATATCTGCTAATCACCTAAGGCATTGTACCGTTGCAGAGCTGAGGTCAATAGGCTTAGCGTATTTTGAGCAGAATTGCGACTTCATACTGAACTGTCTTGACAGGTTAATCGGTGTGGGGTGTAACGAGTCAATGATATGCGGGCTATTACTATGGGCTGCATCAGTTCCCGACCCTATTAAGAGTCTAGTGGCTTCGAGCGCGATTTGGACATGGAAGTATGACAGCGAGACACATTTCGTGAATACTTTGAAGGCTAAATTCACTAGTCGGCTGAAGGCCTTACAGAATCTCATAGACGTAGACTTGACACCGCTGTTTGAGCTTGAAGTCTTGGTGAACAGGGGACCCGGACAAGTGGACTGGTCAGCCGAGAGGTTACATAGGACCCAACCTACGACGGCGAACATATCACCAACATTCACTTATAATACGGCAGTAGGTCTATTTAACAAGGCACGAGCGCAGAGGGTTAGAGTAAACAAGTTAACGTGGGAACAGTTTTGGGCTCGCAGGTGGCAACACACGCCAGTAGGTGCGATCCACTCTCAGTATGAGGAGGATGGCGTCTACTTAGCCAAACAGCGCGAACTAAGGACAAAGTTGTACACGGCTTGTGCTATGCCTGACGACATGCACGTGAGACTGAGGTCCAGAAAACCAGAGATGCTAGCCTGGCCGTCAACAAAGTACGAATGGGGTAAGCAAAGGGCAATATACGGTGTAGACTTCACTAACTTTGTCCACAGCACGTTCGCGTTCGGGGACATGGAGGAAGTGCTCAGCAAAGTGTTTCCTATAGGTAGTTCTGCGAGACCGGAAGCAGTCAAAAATACAATCTCAGAAATTTCTAGAGATGGGATACCATTTTGCTTTGATTTCGAAGATTTCAACTCTCAGCATACGATATCGAATATGCAAATGGTGATGTTGGCGTATAAAAACGTGTTTTCTGACGTCTTGACTCACGAACAGTTGGCTTCTATAGATTGGGTCATACAGTCTGTAAATGAGATGAAAATAAAGTGTCCTGAACGTGGATGGTACAAGGCAACTGCGACGCTGCTGTCTGGGTGGCGGCTTACTACAGCCATAAATACTGTCTTGAACTACTCTCGACGTCAAGTTCGGGGCGAGGATTGAAACAATCCGACCCGGCTTAGATGCAGTGATGCGAGCTAACCAGTATGGG